GGTAATCTGATGCGCTCTCGGCGAGCATTCGGCGTAGCTGCGCATCGAACGTAGTGCTGGCGAGCATCCGGTTGCTCACGCGCACGATGCCAGCCATCGTCAGCGCGCGCAGCGTGTACTGCTTGAATGTTGGCTCGGTCTCCGCAATGGCCGAGTTTTCGCCTACCCAAGTGAACTTGATACCGCCGTACCAAGCGAACACACCCGAAGCGCCCTTACTCAAGTCAACGACCGGCTGGCGGACCGTGCCGGGGGCGTCAGTGACGAACGCGCGCGGCAGAACGATAGACTGCTCGCTCACAGCGGTTAAAAGGTCGGGGATGAGCGTCTCCGGCACGAGATAGCCCCCCGACGGGCCAGAACCCGTGCCTAGCGCCTTAATCGCATCGTAGTCCTTGCGCGCAACGGCGCTCATGAAGTCGCGCAAGGTTGCAGTCTTGGTCTCAGTTACGTACATGTGAATCTCCTCCGCTACGCTCTTTCGTGCATCCGCCTTGCCTTCCTCGGCAGTAACAACCGCCGAAAGCTCAGCCTCTGGAAGCGCGATTGAGCGAATAGCCTCTACGAGTTCCACGCCGAGCGTGCGAGGCTCAGCGGGCGTGGGAGTCAGCGATACCTCAACAATAGGCCAGCGCTCAATCTCTCCGCTGCTCTTTCGTGAAACAAGATGGCCGGGCGCGCCAGTGCTCATGCCTAGCGCGCCCTGCTCAGCTAACTGGCGCACGAGCTCGATGTACTTGCTGTGCCGGTCAAGCTCGGCCCTGACCAGCACGCCAATGTCGTCAGCATCCATGCGCTCTACGCGCCCAATCACCTTAAGCCCAACTTCAGGGTGAATGCCGTGCTCATAGAGGAGCGGCGGGTTGCTCAAACCGAGAAGCTCCGACCCGAAGTCAGTCTTGCTCGTGAAATGCTCGCCGTGCAAGTCGCGCCCGCCGAACACGACCGCGTAGCCTTCAGCGTATAACTTGCCTTCCTGCTCATACACCTTCACAGCGAACGAGCGCGTCTCCGTCTCTTGTTCCTGACGGCCCAGAAGCTCTTCGAGCGCACGACGAGCCCGGGCGAGCAGCTCTTCCGGCGCGTCAATCCCACCGCGCGCGCCATTCACGGCAGCCAGCGCAAACTGCATGCCGGATGTGACCAGCCGCGGATTGCCGTCCACGATGTCGCCACATGGCGCAACCAGGTCGCCTTTGGTCGCAGACTCGTCACGGCGGAAGAGAAACAAGCGCGCGGCGCGGTCGAGCGCCTCGTTGCGCATGTCCTCTTCGGCGTCTGTCTCATACCCAGCCCAAGCTAAGATGCGCTCACGCGCTGCGTCTCCGTCCCACTCGTCTCGCTCAATTACAGGAATATCGGTATCCAGCGTGAATCTCATCTTCGCAACTCCTGCTCGATGATGCGCGAGAATTCGCGCATCACGGTGCGATTGTAAACCAGTTTACTTGCCTCTTCATCGGCACGCCTCCAGCCGCGGTCTTTGTGGAACGGCTGTTGCGCGCGTCCAACCACGAACGCAGCATAGCGCGCTTTGTTTCGCACGACCACTTGTGCACTGCTGGTCGGCGTGACGAACCACTGCTTCGCCAACCAGCCCGTTCTGCGGTAGGGCGGCTTGACGTTAGCCAGCACGTATCTGCGCTGGCGCTCGCTCTTCCATCGAATGCGCATCCCTGGCTTGCGCGGCGGATACACATTCACAGCGTCGCGCAGCTGGTAGCCCAGGAACAGCAACGCTGGCGTAAGGTCAAGTTGGCCGCGAAACACACGCGGCAGCTTTAAGCGAACAATGGTGTTACTCATCTTCGGCGTCTCCTCGGTTGCTCAAGCGTTGTCCAGCATCGGCATCTGACATGAGCAGGCGGCAGATCGTCCCAGCCGTCGCCTTGCTCGCGCCCATCGCGCGGTGCGCAGATTGGACATACGCGCTCGTCAGCTGCTGTGCGCCACACGTGCACGAGTGATAAGCCGGACTCGTCAAGTATCTGCCTTGCGATTTCCGTCCCTTGCGAGTAAGCGCGCGTGACCTCAGTTGTGGCGATCATCTCCGCGCGTTGCGGGCCGAACATGCGCGCAATTCGGTCAACAAGCATATTGCGCGTCCAGCTCTCGGCGCGAGAGCGGGCGAATAGCTCGCTGAGCCGCTTTCTCGTGGTCTCGTTGATTCCATGCACTAGCTCGTAGCTGTAGTCCTTGGCCCACTGGCTTGCGAAGTCGTACGCTTTCTCTACGTCAGCAAAGGCTGCGGATGACAACATTGCGGCAGTCGCTTGGTCAATGGCAACAGCGAGTAGCAAGGACTCAGCGTAGGCGCGAGCTTGCTTCTCGAAGCCCTGCTCGTCGTAGCTCAAGTCGTCGAGCGAGATTGAATCTTCGAGCACCTGAAGCATTTGAGCGGCCAGTTGTTCGCGCTCTCGGTCGAGCGGTGGGTCAACGCGACGCGCCTTCGCTTCGACAAAGCGCGCGAAGGCGAACGGCGGATGGCCAAGGTCGGCAAGCGACTTAACCGCGCGAACCCACGAATCCGGCAGATCGCGCGGAGAGAAATCGGCAAGAGCCGTCTTGCGCGCCTCGCTCTTGCGTCGCCACTGGTCAAGTTCGCGCAGCGCGGATTGCGTCGCAATGTCAACCGGCTGCTCTGTCTCGAACCCCAGCAGCTGTCGCGCTTCTTCGCGCGTCACCAGGCCGGCTTGGTACAGGTCAATCACGCTCTTGCGCTGTGCACCTACGTCCTCGGCCAGCGCCTCAATATCGTCGTAGTTGATTGCCAGACCTAAGGCTTCTGCGATCAACTCCGCGTCTGGCAGAACCGTGTCTCGCCAGAAAGAGATGCGGTGCTCAGAGGCGGTGGCGTAGTTCGCAGCATCGGTCAACATGGTCACAGGAACGCCGAACGCTGCGCTGATGCGCCTTAACGCCATCTCGTCAACTTGCGACATGGCGAGCTTATCAAGCGCCGGGATGTCCAGTGGCTTGATTTGCATGTTGCGCCGGAGTACCAGCGCGCGCCATGCATTGCGCACGCCAGATGTGAGACGCTGCCAGGTCGTGCGCAAGGCCTCTGCGTCAGCATCAGTCAGCGCGCCTTCCTCTGGCGTGATGATGAGCGGCGGAAGCGCGCCCTGCTCGAAGAAGGCGCGTGTGAATTGCTCAGCAGCTAGCGCAGTGGCTGCGCTGGTCTCGGCTATCTTCAGCGGCGCGAGTCCGGGTCCAATGTCGCTCGTCGGCGACCAGGTGTGCGCATAAATGACCTGGTCGGGCGAGTAGCGGCGCGAGAACTGACCGTTCTGCCAGACGTGAGCGGTAATTCCTCTCATTGCGTCCCCTTCCACGCGCATCGCGGTGGGATTGAGCACGCGCATGCTGGCACGTTCAACCCAGAACGCGCCTGCGACGCACAGCGATGCTTCGCAGAGATAGTACAGGCGCGCCGGGAACGGCGCTTGCTCTTCACCGCGCAGGAAGGATAGCGACGCGACAGCATTCGCGCGCAGGGTGATGCAGCGCATGACGTAGGCATGGAGCGACTGCGCATGTGGGCGCGTCACGTAGCCCACAGCATCAATCGCCTTCGTCGTACCGTACGCCGTTTTGATGGTCACCATATCGCATCCGCAATTGCGTCACTTCTGCCGGCAGCGCGCGAATATACCCACGCGATGGCCATCACACAGTCATCGTGCATCCCAGCAGGCGCGGAGTACTCGTACGTGCCATCCTTGCGCCGTCGCTGCGAGAACTGCTCAAGCTCCGTCAGAACGTAGTCGTCGTCCGGCAGCGCTATCTCGCCACGTTCAATCGCCCACGCCAGACGCTCAATGATTGCACGCTTTGTGCTGGCTGTGGTCGTCGCGCCTAAAACCGGGACTTTCTGAGATGCAAGGTAGTCCATGACCGGCGCGCCGGCAGCGTTCTGTTCCACGACGACCTCTACAGTCTGGTATTCGCGCGCGATCTGCGCGATGCGCTGGACGGTGCGCGTGTAATCCTCGTGTCGCCAGCGCTCCACTCGCAGCACGGCTGATTGGCCAATGTCGAACACGGCCACGGCGGTGTAGTCCTCGTCGCGCCCGATGTCCACACCAAGGGCAAACGGGCCGCGAGGCTCGACCTTGCGCACGCAAGCGCGAACACCACGAAACACGCCGCCGGCTTCATCCACGAACTCAGCCAGCCACTCCTGCCGGTAGGTGCGCTCGCTCACGAGCTGGCGTGCTCGCTCAGCTGCCTCGCGGATGCTCTGTAGGTCGTTGTCGGTGCTCGGCGCACGCCATGCTGCGCCTTCCTGCCGACAGCGCTCGAATTCGCGCCAAAACCAATTGCGTCCTCTCGGCGTGCTGACGAGTATTGCGTGTCCCCGGCGGTCAGCAAGCGTAGGCATGAGAACGTCATACCAGACGCGCTCATCCATCAACGCAGCCTCATCCACAATGACTAGATCAAACGCTTCGCCGCGGATGGAGTCTGGTGAATCAGCAGAATAGACGCTCAGGCAACCGCCGGACGGGAACTCGATGGTTCGCTCAGCGCGCCGAATGAGCAGCTGCTTAGCAACTGGCACGGTCATTTGCTCTGCAAACCGCCAGAGCGGGCGCG